AGGCAATCCACTCAGTTGCGCGAATCCATGGTTACTTGTCGTCAGGCAGAGAACATCGATATGACAACATACAAGTAATTCATTAACTAACAAAGGGTATAAGGTACTAAATCCCTGAGTAAGAGGAGGTACTGTAACTGCCCGGGTCTGTTTCCTTTATACATAATGTCTCATGCACTCTTCCTATCCTAATTAGAGCTACGGGTTAGGATATGTACAAGCGTAGTCCGAGTTGAGGCGCGCTCAACAAAGTTCAACTAAAAGGGGTCCTGTCACGTAGATGTTTTATGGCAGACCTAGACATGGTACATGGGCAAGTCTCAACCTGGGACATGACTACGGATGATGGGTTTAGTAAAGAAAGTATCTTGCTAAAACAAATTAGTATAGGTCTGACCTCTGCAGTCAAGCTGTATCGTACGCCTATGCCTTTCCTTGATTGATATAAATTACTCTACATCTATGGGATATTTATGTAATATAACTCTCATGAAATACCGTACACCGATGATGGGTGAGTATATCCAACCAAGAAAGGCTTCTAACCTAAATCTTGAGAATCTCTTCGCTACACTACTTCACTTAATTAACCTACATTCTCCTTCTTACAAAGGTTTTCTAACTGCCTATATCGGGCTTGTATTCAATAGAATGACCATACTCTATGGCCATGATCCAGTCGCTTTTATTGCTGAAGTTAAATTAGTACGTTCTTGGTTCCTTTCTTATATTAGAGGAGGGGGATCTGATGGATCGGGGTTCTCATACGAGCGATGGGCTGACGATCAGCTTGTTCCCGAGTTACTTCGTGACTTAAAACAGACTGTCGACTCATGTTCGAGAGTCCGGGACTTCGGTGAACTACTCTTCTTTTATAGAATTTTATTCACACTGTTAAATGCAGACCGTGTAGTTGTCCTACCCCCTAACCCTAACTATGATACTATTACAAGTAAGTGTACAGTCAAAATTGGTGGCGAAGGTTGGCCTTCCTCAAATGAAATAAGTGTCGCTTTAGGTATGCTAGGCATAAAGAAGACGGACTTTAATAATCAATACTCATTATACTGTAAGGATTTTCAGTATGAAATACTGAATTCTGTAGGTCCAAATGGACAGCAGACGTGGTCTGCTCATCTGGATGCTAGAGCTTGGGCAAATGCGAACCTATTGTGGCCGAAATTCCGATCTTTCCTAGAGGAATCAAAGTTAACACAAATCCTTAAAGACATAGTGGGTTGTATTCGAATCGATTCCAATGAGATAAAACCACTTGCTGTCCCTAGATTAGGGAAATTAGCTGTCATACCGGAATGGGGCGGAAAGACAAGAATTGTAGGTGAGCTAGATTATTGGAGTCAGATGGCATTGTCTCCACTTCACAATACTATTAATCATTTCCTGAAGCTCGTAACACAAGATGGTACTTTTGATCAGGAACGGATAGCTTTAACTGTCCGAGAGTGGACATCAGACCCTAATTCTGAGATCTACTCATATGATTTAACGGCTGCTACGGATAGAATTCCGATCGAGTACCAGCGTGATATACTTTGTCAGCTCCTGAAGTCGCACTCAATGGCAAAGAATTGGCTTAGCCTTATGACTTCACGGAGGTTCATTGGGCCCGATGGCGTTGATCGGCAATATCTAACTGGACAACCTATGGGGGCCAGATCTTCCTTCCCCATGTTAGCTCTTTGTCATCATGTACTTGTTATGGTTGCAGCACAACGTGCAGGCCTTGAAGCTTTTAAGGATTACGTTATCTTAGGTGATGATATGACCATGAACAATGCTCGTGTCGCATCTCACTATAAGGCATTAGTTACATCCCTCGGTGTAGGGATTGATCTGAACAAGTCCGTGGTTGCTACTACAGGTCTTATACCGGCTGGCGAGATTTGCCGACGTGTATTTGTTAATGGTATTGAACTAAGTATGTTTAATGCAAAACTAATTGTTAAGACTATCAAAGATGGTCGGTTAGCACCAACATTACAAAATGATCTGCTCCGTAGGGGCTGGGAGCCAACAGAAGAGAAGTTCTGGATCTTCATGGCTGCAGTTTTAGACCGTGATAACCTTGGTACTTTAATTAAACTTAACTTGGTTCCAAAAGACTTGTCTGGATTGATACGATGTATAAAACCCTCGACACCTTTCACTGACTTAAACAAGTGGTTCGATGAAGTCACACTGACTAACAATGACCTAGTTCAGTTACAAACTTTTGTGTTGGCATCGGATCAACTCAAGAGGTTAGATACTGTTCTTAGAGCCGCGAATACTTTAACAGATGCTCTTGGAGCTATGGCTGCACACCAAGCAAACCCAAAGGCAATACCTGAGAATATACGGAATATCTGGTTAACTGAAATACTAGACGAGAAACAGATGGCGGCTATGAAGCTGTTCCTTGAAGATATCGGCCCTATCCATTATAATCATCCTTTAGTTTCAGCCGCTCGGGCAGAGACTAATCGGATTTCATCTCTATTACACTCCCTAAATTCCTTTGATTCAGATATGGTAATGAACGCACGTCATGGATTGTTAGAGGCTTGCCGTTCGGCAATCGGTTCTATGTGGGATTGGGGAAAAGAACCGCCGGTACAAGAGCAGCGATCAATATTCTTACGTGTTCTTACTGTACTGAACCAACTTGTTCAAAAGGGTCGTTCGAACCCAACTGCAAGATCAGCATGGTCAATGACTTACTCGGTAACGCTTACGTCTATGGGAAGACTATGGAATGTAAATTACAAGTTAGGGGGTCATACAACAGTCAATGCTCTTCGTGCAAGTGTGTCTCGAAACATCACCGAGGCTTCTTCTGTGCTCTCTAAAGCTCTTAATTCTGTACTATTTGATACCGCTGCCAAAACTTCTAACGTTGGGCATAATGTTGAGAACTTACCTTCTTCAAGTGAGAACTTACATCCCCACATAGCTTCGGGCGTTAAGGGGCTACCGGAACAAAGTAATCCCCCCTAAAAGATAAAGATTCACCGAAACCAAACTGCAGATCAGTGTGCTAGTGCGCACTCTATTCCTACAAAATAGAAGTCCGGTGCAATCCCG